ATGACCTGTCCCGCCCGGATTCTACGCCGAAGGAAGCGGCGGAAGTCGTGGCCCGTGTTATCGCCAAAAACAAGGAACGCCGCAAAATTACTGCGGACACGGTTATGGAGTGGATGGACATGGACCAGCTGGCCGGTTTCGTTCTGGATTTTGTCAGCTGGCTTTCCAACGAAAAGAAGAACGACCCAAACTAACGCCCCCCTCTTACCCAGAAACGGACGGAGAGGGGGTGCCGTTTGCGCTGTGCAGCGCAAGCGAAAAGTTGGTTTCCGAATACGCGGGCATTCCCCTGCCCGCCGTCTATGACCTGGACATTATTACATTCTGGGCGCTTCTGCGCGACGGTGTGATATACAACCGGGCGCAGACGGAAACGGGCAGGAAATGGCTGCGCAATGCGTGGAGAATCACACAGACGGAGCCGGAGACCGAAAAACTGAAAGCAAAATACGGAGAAAGGGGGAATTGACGATGGCGGCCAAAACACTAAAGGGCATTACCGTTGAAATCAACGGCAAAACAACCGGCCTTGCAAACGCCTTAAAGGACGTTACAAAGACTTCCACAGCCCTGTCCAGCAACTTGAAGGAAATCAACAAGGCGCTGAAACTGGATCCCGGAAACACCGAACTGCTGAACGAAAAGCAGAAAATTCTTTCCGAAAGCGTAGCCGCCGCGCGCAAGGAATTGGAAACCCTGGAAGGCGTACAGAAACAGGTTTCGGACCAGTACGCCAACGGCGACATTGACCGGGGCGCGTGGCTGGAATATCAAAACAAACTGCAAAAAGCCAAGCAACACCTTGAAGACCTGGAAAAAGCGCAGAAAGACTTCGGCACCGCTGCTGCCCAGACCATAAAGGGAGCCGGCGCGAAAATAGAAGAATACGGCGGCAAGGTTTCAAAAGTTGGCGAGACGCTAACCAAAAACGTGACTACGCCGATGGCCGCTGCGGCTGCCGCTGGCGTTGCCGCATTTTCTGCCGTGGACGAAGGCGTGGACACCATCGTAACGGCAACGGGCGCAAGCGGCGAAGCCCTGGACGGTCTGGTGGCAAGCTATGAAACAATAGCAACCAGCATACCCGAAGAACTGGGCGACGTTGCCAGCGCTGTGGGCGAGGTAAACACCCGCTTCCACACGACGGGCGAAGAACTGGAAGGGCAGACAACGCTTTTCTTGCAGTTTGCCAAGATAACCGGCGGCGACGTAGTTTCGTCGGTTGACAGCGCCGACAAGGTGCTGAAGACCTTCGGCAAGACTTCGGACGACGCAAGCGGCCTGCTGGGCATGGTAGCCAAGGCGGCGCAGGACACAGGAATAAACGCACAGGGCCTATTGGACGACGTGCTGGCGAATAGCGCGACCTTTAAGGAACTGAACTTTTCCCTGGAAGAAAGCGTCAACTTCATGGCCTTGTTGGACGAAAACGGCGTTGAATCGAGCACGGCGCTGGCCGGGCTGAAAAAAGCCGTTGTGAATCTGACCGACGCGGGCATGAGCGAAAGCGAAGCCCTGCAAACCGTTATAGACAAAATCAAAAACGCCGGAAGCGAAACGGAAGCCCTAACCATTGCGCAGGAAACCTTCGGAACAAAGGGCGCGGCTGAAATGGCTACCGCGATACGCGAAGGCCGCCTGAGCCTTGACGACCTGTCGGCCAGCATGGCGGACTATTCAACCGTTGTAACTGACACCTACAACAACACCATGGACGGCGTTGACGGCGCAACGACTGCGGCAAACGCGGCTAAAATCGCAATGTCAACGCTGGGCGAAACAATCAGCGATATGCTGGCCCCTATATTCCAACATTTAACCCAGCTGCTTATTGACGCAAAAGCGCGCTTTGATACGCTGGACGACGGCCAAAAGCAAGCCATTGTTACCATTGGCCTGATTGTGGCTGCAATCGGTCCGGCCCTTGTGATTATCGGCAAGGTAATTACAGCCGTGGGAACCATTACCACGGGCGTGGGCAGCCTTGTGGGCTTTGTGGGCGGCACGGTTGTGCCGCTTATTACAGGCACCGTAATGCCCGCGCTGTCGGGCCTGTGGGCGCTTATGCTGGCAAATCCTATATCTATTGTTATTGCAGCCATTGCGGCCATTGTGGCCGCGTTTGTGCTGCTGTGGAACAAGTGCGAAGGTTTCCGCAATTTTTGGATTAACCTTTTTTCTTCTGTCAAAAGCACGGTTGTGGACGCGAAAAACAACGTTCTTTCCACCTTCGACGGAATCAAAAACGGAATTTCGAGCCGCATTGAGGGCGCGAAAAACAGCGTACACAATGCCATTGAAAACATTAAAGGCTTTTTCAATTTTAGCTGGTCCTTGCCGCACCTGCAACTTCCGCACCCGTATATTTCCGGGCGCTTTTCCCTAAACCCGCCCAGTGTGCCCAGCTTCGGTATTAACTGGTACAAAGAAGGCGGCATTTTGTCCGGCGCGCAGATTTTCGGGCAGATGGGGGGCAATCTTTTGGGCGGTGGCGAAGCGGGCCAGGAAGCCGTTCTGCCGTTGTCCGATTTTTACAGCCATCTGGACGGGATTCTGTCGCGGTACATGAACAACACGGCCAGCGGCCTGGTTATCCAGCTGAACATTGAACGCTTCGAGAACGGCGGATCCGAAGACATTAAGGAAATTGCCCGCCGCGTGGGCATTGAGGTGCGCCGCGAAGTGGAAAAGAAACGGGGGGCTTTTGAGTGATTAACACGTTCTATCTGGACGCGGAAAGCGCCGAAGCCTACGGCCTTATAATGCTGGCCCCGCCTGACCACGTTGTCGCGGAAAGGGACATCGAGCGCAAGGAAGTGCCCGGACGTTCGGGGGACGTGATTATCGACAACGGCAGGTATAAAAACGTAACTGTAAAATACAGCTGCGCGATTCTGCCGGAAGACGGCGTCCCCTACCGCACTACGGTTGCGCGGGCTGTCCAGTTTTTGAAATCCGGCCCCGCATACAAACAGCTGCGCAACACCTACGACCCAGACCGCTTCCGCGAAGCACGGGTGCAGGGCAGCTATTCGGTGGAAAGCATTGTCGAACAGGCCGGAAAACTGGAAATTGCATTTGACTGCAAACCGCAGTTTTGGCTTGCGTCCGGCCTTGAAACGCTGGACTTGCGCGAAAGCACAACCCTGCTGAACCCGACCAACCAACCAGCGAAGCCCATTATTACCGTTTACGGCACCGGTCCCGGCGTTCTGACCGTGGGCGGAACACAATGCCGGATTTTGGAACTGGCGGACTATATAACGCTTGACTGTGAAAACGAAACGGCCCGGCGGGAAACCGCGAACAAAAACAGCGCTGTTTCCGTGGCCGAATTTCCCACGCTGGAAGGCAGCGTGGGCGTTTCATGGGAAGGCGGAATTGACCGCGTAGAAATAGAACCGAGGTGGTGGACCCTGTGAAGCCGAGACTGTACCCCGAAAACGAAACCAACTTTGAAAGCAACGGCCTGGGGCCGCTGTCCGACGCGCTGGCCTGCACCGTCGAGGAAAACCGAAACGGCGCGTTTGAACTGTCGATGGAATACCCGGTCACGGGCGTGCTGTTCGATGAACTGAAACACGGCAGCATTATTTTTGCCCCGCCGAACGACAGCAGCGAACCGCAACCCTTCCGCGTGTACGGTAAAAGCACCCCGCTTTCGGGCGTTGTGACCGTGCGCGCCAAACACATAAGTTACCAGCTGTCGCACATCCCCGTTTCGCCGTTTACGGCAGGCAGCTGCGCGGCGGCCCTGCAAGGGCTTAAAACCAACGCCGTGGAGCCGTGCCCCTTCGACTTCTGGACCGACAAGGAAACCGTCGCAACCTTCACCGTAAAGGAACCGGCGTCGGCGCGTTCCCTGCTGGGTGGCGTAGCCGGGTCGGTGCTGGACGTGTACGGCGGCGAATACGAATTTGACCGCTACACGGTGAAGCTGCACAAGGCACGCGGAACCGACAGCGGGGTGGTTATCGCCTACGGCAAAAACCTGGTTGACATCGACCAGGAAGAAAGCATCGAAAACACGATAACGGGGGTTTACCCCTATTACAAGGACACCGACGGCAACGTGCTGGAACTGCCGGAAAAAGTAATTTCCAGCGCGTCGGCGCATAACTTCCCCTACCCGCGAACGGTCCCGCTGGACTGTTCGCAAGAGTGGCAGGAAACACCGAGCGTCGAACAGCTGCGCGCCTATGCTTCGGCCTACGTCGAAAAAGAAGGCATAGGCGTGCCGGCTGTATCGCTGAAAGTGTCTTTTGTGCCACTGTGGCAGACCGAGGAATACAAAGCCATTGCCCCGGCGGAACGCCTTAACCTGTGCGATATTGCAACGGTGCGTTTTGAAAAGTTGGGCGTAAATGCGCGGGCCAAGGTTGTGCAAACCGTTTACGACGTGCTGGCCGGGCGCTATGAAAGCGTTACGCTGGGCGAAGCAAGCACTAATCTGGCGGACACCATCGTGGCCCAGGACAAGGCCATAAATGCGAAGGCCGACACCAGCGACCTGGAAGCCGCTGCGGCCAGCGCTTCGGCCTGGATAACCGGCAACAAGGGCGGCTATGTTGTTTTGCGGCGCAATGCCGACGGCCAGCCTTATGAGCTGCTTATCATGGACAAGCCGACCATTGAGGAAGCAACGAAAGTGTGGCGCTTCAACAAGTCGGGCCTGGGCTATTCGTCAACGGGCTATAATGGCACCTACGGGCTGGCAATGACCCAGGATGGGCAAATCGTTGCCGACTACATCACAACCGGCACACTGTCGGCCAATCTGCTGCGCGCGGGCGTGCTGCAAGACAAAACGGGGAAGGTTTTCAAGCTGGACCTGGACGCGGGCACACTGGACGCGAATTTCACCAGCCTGCAAGTTTCCGGCAAGACCCCGGAACAGATTGCGGCGGAACAGGCCAAGGAAGCCGCAGCGGCGGCAGAGAAGGCCGCCAAGGAAGCCGCAGCAGCAGACTTAAAAGAATACCAGGCCGCCGTTGAAAAGACCGTGCAGGACTTGCAGGGCCAAATTGACGGCAATATTACAACCTGGTTTTACCCCTATGCACCGACGGCAGAAAACAAACCAGCAAGCGACTGGACGACGGAAACGGAACGGGAAGCCCATGCGGGCGATCTGTTCTACAATACCGACCAGGCAAGCGGCAAAGCATACCGCTGGGCCATTGTGGGCGACGTTTGGCAATGGCTGCTGCTGGAAGATACCGACGTCGCAAAAGCCCTTGCAAATGCCAAGACCGCCCAGGACACCGCCGACGGCAAGCGCCGCACCTTCATTTCCACGCCCGTGCCCCCGTATGACGTGGGCGACCTGTGGGCGCAGGGAAAGGACGGCGCACTGCTGGCCTGCATCAAGAAAAAGACCGGCAGCCAACTGTACAGCGCGGACGACTGGACGGACGCGGCCAACTACACCAAAGCTGCCGAAGCAATGCTGAAGGACTACGCCGACACCGTAAACGAACAGCTGGAAGGACTAGGCCAGCAGATTGACGGGAAAACAGAAACCTGGTTTTACCCCTATGCACCGACGGCAGAGAACGAACCCGCAAGCGGCTGGAAAACCGAGGAAGACCGCAAGGCCCACGAAGGCGATCTGTTCTACAACACCGCCCCGGCCAGCGGCAAAGCATACCGCTGGGCAAAGGACGGCGACGCATGGGCCTGGGCGCTTCTGCAAGACGCGGACGTGCCCGCAGCCCTTGCAGCGGCCAAGCAGGCCAAGGACACCGCCGACGGCAAGCGCCGCACCTTCATTTCCACGCCCGTGCCCCCGTATGACGTGGGCGACCTGTGGACACAAGGCGACGCGGGCGAACTGCTGGTGTGTACAACTGCCAAGGCCAGCGGCGCAGCATTTGCCGCAGGCGACTGGGCAAGCGCGGCAGACTACACGGCGCAGGCCGCCGAAGCCGGGCGGAACCTGATTTCTAATTCGGCTTACATCGGCGTAACTTCGACGTATACAGGATTCGACTTTACAGGAAACCAGGTAAAAATAACACTGACCAACGGAAACAGCACGCGCAACGTAACAAGGCAGCTGACCGAGTACGGAATCCAAAGCCTGCGAAACAGGAAAATAACGGTTTCCTATGACTACAAAATTACCGAAGCGATAACTTACGCAGAGAACTACAGCGGCACGCCTGGCGCCCTGGGCCGCCTTGAAATCACTTTCGCGGACGGAACAAAGCAGTACATAAGCGCACCGCGCAACGACTTCAAGGCCCTGGGAACGGCGGCAATGGACGACTTCGCCCGCGTTACCGCAACCGCAACCGTGCAGGACAAGGAAGTAACGGCGGCTATTTTCAAGGTGTTTTTTCAAGGCGCAACCGGCTCAATCATTTACAAAAGCCCAAAGGTTGAACTGGGCGGAATCGCAACCGCCTGGACCCCTGCCCCGGAAGACACCACCCTGGCCGCCACTGCCCCGGCGCTTACACAGCAGGAAGTTTTTAACCGGCTGACAAACAACGGGCAGCTGCAAGGGCTGTACATGAGTGACGGCAAGCTGTACATCAATGCGCAGTATATCGCCGCCGGAAGAATTGCCAGCGTTGACGGGAAAAGCTATTTTGACCTTAACACAGGAAATGCCGTGCTGCGCGGATCCTTTTCCACCCTTGAACAGACGAATTCGACGGGAACATACCGCGTTTTCTTCGATTCGGGAAATATCGCTTGCCAAAAGAAGAACGGCGATAACTGGGACAGCATAGGCTTCCTGTCCTGGAACTACGGCGTAAGCCCCCCGGAAACCTGGATAAAAGCGTCGCGCGTTGACGTACTAAATTCTTTGGACACCCCTGCGGTATGGCTGAGTGGCACAGGATACGGAAAGGCTTTGTATGCAGAAGGCGGGCAGCGAAAGTTGTACGTTGACAACATAAACGGCCGCAGCGTGCAGTGGTATTGGGATTCTGCAATTTCTAAATGGGTCCTTGGCGCAAACGCTTAAAAGGGGGTGAGAAAAAAATGGAAGAACAGCAGATCCTTCAAAAAATCAACCTTGATTTTGCGCGGGCCGGAATCCCGCCGCGCGTATTTGCAAAGCAAGGCGACAACAATATGCGCGTTGTGGCCGTGTCACTGTATAACGACGGGAAAGCCTATAAGGTCCCCGGCGGCTATGCCGTGAACGTAAGAGCCAAAAAGCCGGACGGCAAAAGCGTGCACAACCCCGCCACGGAAGTGGCCGGGAGTGTCGCCTATATCACCCTTACCCAGCAAATGCTTGCCGTGCATGGCATAGTTTCGGCGGAAATCGAGGTGGTGCGCGGGCCTGACACTCTGAAAACGGAAAAGTGGCAAATCAACGTTGAAGAATGCGCAAACCCGGAAAACCAGATCGAAAGCACCGACGAATACAAGACCATACAGCAGCTTCTTGCCGAAACCGAAGCGGCCAAGACTGCGGCGGCTGAGTCTGCAAGCGCTGCGGCCAAGAGCGCGCAGGAAGCCAAGGACGCGGCGGCACAGGCGGCAGCGGACGCGAAAAAGGTTATCGACGAAGGCGTAAACGACAAACTGCAACAAATGCAGAAAATTCAAACCGACGTAACCGCCAAAGCCAACAAGGTAAGCACCGACGCGGCCAAAGTGGAAGGGTACGCCAAAGCTGCGCAATACCTTATCGGCTACAACAAAAAGAATATTTTAACCGTTTTCCTCTATGAGGAATAACAGAAAGGACAGAACTATGGGACTTACTGAATACGGGCACATTGCAACCGAGGAAACCCAGCTGCGCGTTGCCGACCTGCTGCAAGCAATCGCAGCGGGAAGCGCTGGCCCGGAATACACCGACGCAACCTTCAAGGCCCTGCTGGACGACACGAACACAACGGAGATTTTTTCCGCCTGGTGGCCGCTGTCCGCAGCATCGAACGACAGCAAATACAAGCGCCTGCTGCGCTTCTTTACCATGCTGCAAACCGACAAAACCTACACCGTTAAATTTCCCAGCCCTGCCGTGTCCACAAACCCGGCGGGCACCCCGGCGGACGATCTTGCAGGAAAGAGCGCGGCAGCCTTGGCAACCGACAGCACAAACCCGGAAGACTGGGCGGCGGAAGATCGCATAACCTGGTATATTCGCGCCAACGCTGTGAGCCTGGCAGACGGAACTATGGACGTTCTTGCCATTGAGGGCGAAGAAGAATTTGACATCACCGGCACGCTGGCCCCTGTCTACACCTTCGCCCCTGCCCTGCTGCGCCGCGTTATCGACGACGGCAGCTACCTGTCGAAAAGCTGGCGCAGCACCTTGGCCGACGGTTTCACACCCTACGCCGAGAACGTGGCACCGAATGGCAAGCGCCGCGCAATGACCTGGCACGCTACCTTCCCCGGCGGCTTGAACGCAAAGGGCGCACTTACAAGCGGCGCGGGCCTGCCCGTGGCGAACTTCAACAGCGCGGTCACGGGTCTGGCCCTGGCCCGTAAGCAAACTGCTTACGATTCTGTGTGGGGCGACTGTGACAGCCTGTATATGCTGGATATGTGGCAGCTGCGCCATTTCAACCTTGAAAATAGCCGCATTTTGGAAGGCTGCACCAGCTACAACCTGCAATATAAGGTTGCAGCCGCCGAAACCGGCGTGAAGCGTGTGCTGCTGACTGCTTCCCAGGCTTCGGGCTTCATTGTCGGCAGCACCGTTTCTGTGGGCGACAAGGGCAGCAACAGCAGCGTAGACCGCTACAATACATGGATGCGTGACATTGCCGACAAGGTGAAAGTTAAGAGCATTGAAACCGTTACCGTCGGCGGCACCGACTATTCGGCGGTAAATTTGGACGTTGCGGACAGCTTCGACGTGCCCGAAACTGCCTATATCAGCTCTATGCCCTGGCACAGCGGCGCAACGGAAGCCCTGCCCGGCCATAGCGACGGCGCACCCGGCAGCCTGACGAACGGCAAATACCCGTGCCGTTGGGCTGGCGTTGAAATGCTGAACGGTGCCTACGTTGTCGGCCTTGACCCGCTGTGGAACGTCACAACCGTGGACGGCGGCGTGACCTATACCGCTATGGCCTGCCGCGATTCGGAGAAAGAAGCCGGCAGCGTGACGGCCAACCATGTGAAAGTCGCAGAAAAGACCTTTACCAGCGTGAACGCCCGGAACTACGAACTTTCGATGCAGAACGACAGCACCGAAAGCCTTCTGCCTGACAAGACCGGCGGCGGCGACACCGTGGGCATGAAGTCCGCGTTTTATGTCAGTGGCTCTGCGGGGGTCCGTTGCCCGTGGCGTTATGGCGCTTTGTACAATGCTGGCATTGCTGGCGCTGCCTGCGCGTATGGCGGCAGTTCCCCGGCGGATTCGCACTGGTATGGCGTTCCCCGGCTTAAAGGATCGGGCAAAAAGCGGGGTGAATGGGCGGGCTTTTGACCGCCCAGAGGGGCAGCAGGCCCCTTTTTGAATAGAAAACAAACCACCGGCCTTCCACGAACGGAAGGGCGGTGGTTTTTGGGTAATACGGCGCTGGGTCCGCGTTTTATGTCAATGGCTCTGCGGGGGTCCGTTGCCCGTGGCGTTATGGCAATTTGAACAATGCTGGCATTGCTGGCGCTGCCTGCGCGAATGGCAACAATTCCCCGGCGAATTCGAACTGGAATGGCGTTCCCCGGCCTACTGAAATTTTAAGGCACAGCCCAAAGCTGTGCCGCATTGCGTTGTGTTATCCGTGCCGAAAGCTAAAATCATGTGAGACCGACACCGCGCCCGGTTTCGGGCGGGGCTATGCGCTGCGGGCGCATGGCGGGGCAAGTAGTAGAACACCGAGACCCTGCACGAAGGGCCACGGCAACCGAAAGCCCTTGCACATCAGTAAGTATTTTTATGAAACAAAGATATAAAGAACTATCCCATAACCTGTGTTTGCGCGCGGTTTTGGAGTGCTTCGAGAAGAAATGGCACCGCCAAGATTTTGTCGCGGTTGCCGAAAAGTACGGGGGTGTTTCCAATGCAGAAATAAAGCGCGACGAAGCGCAAAGTGCAGTTGTCAAAAAGCTGGAAGCTGCGGACGGAATAGCGCTGGAACTTGAGCAGCGAATTCTTGACCTTGAAGACGGAGACCCGGAAGCGCTGGACCTTGACCCGGTAACGGAACGGCCCCGCATTGACGGCATAAGCATGAAATGCCGGAATGTTGCAAATTGTTGTGTATTTCATCAATGCTTCGGCCATCTTGCTTTCCTGGGTCTGGAACCGCTTCTGCGGGCCAGAATTCTGCCCTACCAACACGCAAGCATACCGCACCGAGGGCAAAGCGGGTGCAGGCGGCAGGTGCAGCGCTTCCTTCGCCGTAAGGCGCTGGGAATCAAGTACGCCCGCAAGCTGGATATTCGCCACGCCTACGAGAACACCAAAGCGGGCGTAATCATGGGAATTTTGAAAAAAGAAATTCCCGCCGCAAAGTGGCTGCTGCTGTTGGTGGAAGCCCTGCTAAATATGTCGCCGCGCGGTTGCCTTATTATAGGCGGCTACTTGGACGCATGGCTGTTTAACCTGGTTATGTCCTACGTTTTGCGGTATATGCTGTCGCTTGAAAAGGTGCGCAGGGGCACGCGGCAACGCCTTGTTGTGGCACTGGTGGCCTATGCGGACGACGTTGCCATAATGGGCCGAAGGCTGGCAGACCTGCGCAGCGCGGCAAGGACGGCAGCAAAATGGACGCTGAAAACCTTCGGCCTGACATTCAAACCGGGCGGCGACGAAGTGGCCTTTTTGAGCATCGAGGAAGAACACCGCCGCAGGCACCTGACGCGGCCAGCGGCGCGCGGCTGCCCTGGGCTTGATATTGTGGGCTTCGTTATCCGCCGAACCTATACAACCGTGCGCCGGGCCATTTTCCGGCGGGCGCGGCGGCAATACCTGCGGGCCGGGCGCGAAGTGGACAAAAGCGGCACGGTGCCGCTTTTTCGTGCGTACAAGCTGGCGAGTTACTACGGATATTTTACGCAGACGAATTCCCGGAAATGCAGCACAACGCTGCGGACCGAGAGAATAAAACCGCTTGCCTGCCAAGTAATCGGGTGGGCAACACGACAGAAAGAGAGGATACACAATGAAAAATGCAAGCATTATGCTGGACCACCAGCCGCCTGCCGTTGTCTTTGAGCGCCTGCCGGACGGCGACGCCGTTGTCCGGCTGTACGACAACATCAAGGACGCGGCAGACGTTGCACAGCCCGGCGAAACCGACCCGGAACAGGAACCTGGCAGCGCGTACCTGGCCGACGAAGTTATGTTTATGCTTCCCGCCGCCCGCGCCGCAGAGGAAACCCAGGAAAGCATTGCAGCGGATTTTTCCGGCTGGTGGAAGTACGGCGAAGCATGGGAAGGCCAGGAGAAAGCCCCGACTGTCGAGGAACGCCTGGCCGTCATGGAAGATTTTATGGTCGCAATCATGGAGGGCTAACACACATGAGCAAATACTATACCACCGCGCGGCTGCTGTATCGGCTGCACAAAATCACCGCCGACCAGGTGTGGGCGTACACAGAAAGCGACCCGCCCAAAATTACCGAAGACGAAGCGCTGGCAATCTGCGGCCCGCGCGCCAAAGATGAAACCGCCGGAAGCTGAAAGCTGGCTGCATGAAACGGCGGCCCTGCTGATTGACGCAATGGACCTTGCAGCAAAGCAGCAGCGGCGGCTTGATCTTCACGCGGACAGCAAGACAAAAGACGAATACACGGCCCTGCTGGCGCGTTATGAGCGCTTCACGCAGGCCGCCGACAAATAGGAAGGTGGAACAAATGAAAATTTACGGCATCGACGTTTCGCACCACCAGGGCGCTATTGACTGGGCCAAGACCGCTTCGGAGCTGCGCCGCGTGAACGGCGGAACGTCGCCCGGCTTTGCAATTCTTCGCGTGGGATATTCTGCGCGGCACGGCAAAGGCGGCTTGTACATGGACGGCCAATTCCTTAACAACCTGGCCGCTTGCGAGAAGTACGGCGTCCCCGTGGGCGTTTACTTCTACTGTTACGATACCAGCCCCGCCGCCGCAAGAATCACCGCCCAGCAGGTTGTAAAAATGCTATCGGGCCACAAATTCGCGTACCCCATTTACTACGACGTGGAGTACGAAAAATATAACTTGAACTGCGGCAAGGCGCAGAACACGGCCATTATTAAGGCTGCGCTGGAAACCCTGGAAGCGGGCGGCTATTATGCCGCCGTGTACTGTTCCCGCGACTTCTTCATCAACCAAACCAATCTGTCGGGCCTTGCCAACTTCGACAAGTGGGAAGCTGCTTACACCAAAACCGACACTGCCACGGTGCAGAATGGCTTGTGGCAGTATTCCAGCAAGAACGCGCTGGGAATTGCAGGCTTCGGCAATAGCCTGGACTGCGACGTCTGCTACCGCGACTATCCCGCCATTATGGAGAAGAACGGACTGAACGGCTACACCAAAACCGAGCAGGCCGCCCAGCCGAAAGCAACCGAATACATGGTGACGGCTGGCCCCATGAGCGCGGGCGACAAAAACACCATTAAGGCGCAGGCCGAAGCCCTGGGCCTTCCCGTAACCGTAAAGGAGTGTTAAACAATGGATATGCTTTTCTCTAACTACTTGCACACGCTGACCGGCAACCTTTTTGTGCGCCTGGTGCTTTGGTGCGTTGTGCTGGACACCGCCCTGGGCTGCCTGCGCGCCGTCAAATATCGGAAGTGGAATTCCAGCGTGGGCATTGACGGCGGCATTCGTAAGGTTGCCATGGTCCTGTCCGTGCTGTTTCTTGTCCTTGTGGACGATATGGTGGGCGTGGACGTGCTGGCCTGGGCGAACGCCGATACAAGGGCGGTGCTTACGTCAATGGGCATTAAAAGCCTGGGCCTTGCAGAATTCTTCTGCGTTGTGTATGTACTCTATGAAGCTACCAGCATTATGAAGAATATGCTGCTTTGTGGCCTTCCCTTGCCCGCTGGCCTGCGCGAAAAGGTGGCCAAATTTCTGGACACAATGACCGACGAAACAGCAATCAATATGCAGGCGGAAATTTCGGGCACAAACAAAGGGCACACCGTAACCGGGCACCTGGACACGGCACAGCTTGAAACCATGAGCCTGGAAGCCTTGCACAAACTGGCCGACGGCCTGGAAGTCGAATACACCGAAGACACGCCCCTCAAACAGTTGGCGGAAAAAATTGCCGCCGTTGAGATAACAACCGGGATTTAACAAAAAGCCCCCGCAAGTGCGCCGAAGCGTACCTGCGGGGGCTTTACTTGTTCCCTGCTTTGCATTTGACTGCAAACCTACCAGCGGGAACCCCTGGCAACGCAAATTCCAAACGTACCACAAAGGAAAAAGACCAAAGCAGCAGGGTTTGTATTTGCGGTATTTGGTGCACCATCGGGGACTCGAACCCAGGACCCACTGATTAAGAGTCAGTTGCTCAAGTAGCAAGTTCTCGTGGTGTAGAAGATTCTATTACTCCAACCGATTCTGGTTTTTATATATACAGTTTCAAGCTATGCTGCTTTTACAAAAAGAGACCGCATCCTTAATGACTTTCTCATCAAGGATGCGGTCATTGTAATATCAGCTTCTTAGTTGCTCCTTGTATTTAGCGCGGTCCGCTTCCGGCACTTTAAGCGCATCCATCGCTTTGTCGGAGGTCACGCCCAGTGTTTCCATAAGGTTGCGAATTGCCGTAAGCATCGCTCGGTTTTCACCTTGCTGCAGCCCCTTCGCCACACCTTTTTCCATTGCTCTTTCAGCAACACCTTGACTCAAATTGCACATATACCGCACCTCACTTTCCAGTGTTTGTGTCATCGGAACTTGAAATTCCGTTTCCAGGATTTCTTTCTTCGTTTCCGGGCTCTTTTCTTCAGAAAGAAGCACCTCCAAGAATTTCAGCAGTCCGCCGTAGTTCTTATCGTCCTCATCGCCCAAACAAATCATTACGGCGCTCATCAGATCGTAGTTTCGTACCTGCTCAGCCGCCTCACCAATGATATGCTTTTCCTGTATGGAATACTGCGTAATGGTGTTTCTTCTGTTCTTCGGCGGGTTCATACATACCCAAATCGAGTACACCTTCTTGATTTTTCCGTACTCACCTTTGGTAAATTCTGTGCCGTACTGCGCCGAAATCATTCTGCTGCAATAATAGATAGCACGCTTCAGCAGCGGATACCCCGCATTGTAGCGGTTCTGCGCCTCCACATTCAGAATCAGACCAATCAAGCCATCCTCGCTCGGTGCTGTGGCGTAGAATCGGACATCGTAGCGGATTGTTCCTTCGGTTAAGGTTGCATCTTCAGTGTTGATTCCATGGATAGCCGGATTTACACGGTTGGTTTCATCAATATTAACGCCTACCGCGCCAATCTGCGGTTCACCTTCGATGTACTTCTCGGCAATATCCTTGGTGGTACAATCGCGGTATTCCGGGACACATTCTTTCATGATGACGGCCAGAATACTCTTGTTGGCCAGCAGGCGCTTGACACCCTCGTCGTAGCGGGCATCTACATCTGCTTGGGAGATGGTCTGCGCCAGATAATTTTCTTCCTGCTGCATCGGGTAAGCGCCTCCTTTCCTTGCCTTTATTATACGCTGTTTCTTTACTTTTTGCAATAGTAACGCTCCTCACACAATGGCAACAGCCAGCCGCACAACATCGTGCAGGCGGGCTGCTGTTTTTCACGCGCCAATTTCTTGCCTCGGTTCAATGGTTTTATCACATTCCAGAAACTGCTGATAACTCATATTGAACTTTATGGTAACGGCATATTTTCTGCCCACCTCTACCCTATCAATCAGCTGGCTCAGAATCGTCCTCTTGATTTTAAGCGGTGCCGAGTCAAACTCATCTGCCCAGCCGCGGAAGTCATCGTAGTAGCTGCGCAGCTTGCGGATTTCTGCAGCTTCGTTGATGCGTTCTTTCTGTAATTCTGCAAATTCGGCTTTTGCGTCATCCAAATCCTTTTGCGATTTACGGATTTGCTTTGCAATCATATCCTCGGTAAAACAGCTTGTCCCGTCAAGGCACTTCAGAATTTCACCCTCAAACCGTTCCAGCGCGTGCTGAGCCGAGCGCATTTTCTTTTCTATGGCTGCCCGTTTGACCTTTTGCAGATTTGATTCCTGCCGGATGCGCTGCTCGGCCACTCTGGAGTATGGTGTGTCCTTGATTTGCGCAAAGACTTTTCTCACCACTTCCAGCACAATGGCATCCACCGTTTCTGCCAGATGCAACGATTGTCCATCACAGTCCCGGCCGCCTTTATTTTTTTGCGCCCGCTGAAAACAGTTATATTTCGGCTGTACTTTTTCGCGGATAGTTCCATCTGCCAGTTTATATCGGTCTTTGTGCATATAGGCAGTTGTATTTATGCCACAATCTCTCTGACTCTTAAATTTGTAGACTTTCTTTTGAAAAACCAAAAAGACCGCTGACTATCTGCCATGTCAGCGGCCATAATAATTGTCCCCCAAATATTGCGACAACTATTAAAAACAGCCACACAAAATAAATTGTGTGGCTGTTTGTGGTGCACCATGTGGGAGCAAACCCGAACACTTTTGTTTATCCGGGCGGCATCGGCATCACACGGCTGCTCACCCGGAAGTGATGCTGTTGTTCCTCCGCGCGAGGATAAAAGAGGGGTGTTGAAATATCAAGGGGCTTTTGCGGCATATCCTCGCTCTACAAACTGGGCTGCGGTATTCCACAGTCCCCTTGACATTTCCCCATCCCTCTTTTTTGGGCTAATCGCGGAACAACCCACAATTCCTTATTCCAAGTAGAATAACAAATCCATCGTTGTATCTTTCAACGGCACTCATCTCGTTTTGCTTATGGTCATTGCATCTTGAAGCATTTTAAGTAGTTCTTCCCTGTGTCGGTTTGTCGCGGGAACAATGGCGACTCCTTTTTTCAGAACCTTCACTTCTTCATCATATAAGCCGTATTTATGTAAGAGTTTCGCAGTTTCTTTATATAGTGCAGGCGCATCAAATTTCTTTTCTATCGCAACGTAAAATTGGTAAAGTGCCTCCTTATCATTTCCAATAGTGCAGTAATCAAGCCCCTTTGATTCCTCGAAAAATCCATCTCCCTCTGTGTTTGCAGCCGCTATTATATTCTTTCTGTTCTCTCGCAGAAACATTTTAAGTTCCTCGCCTTTATTTTCCTTCTCACTCGGCACTTCTTGAGTTGTTCTAAGATTTTGTGTTGTTCCTTGAGACCCCGCCATATTTACTCCAAATCGTTGCCTTTCGATTTCACCTACTATTGTTTCCCACTCCTTCTGTCTTCCCTCTGCCGCAATAATTTTATTCATTTCCCATACCGTAAAAGGTTCTCCAAAAGTGGAATCATCCGTTGTCTTATGCCGATGATTGTGCATTTATGATACTTGGAACGAATGGGCGCACTCGGAATATGAGCAGGCAACCAAAACCTACAATCTTATACAACAAGAAAAGTTCAAGTTCTTTATCAATGTGAACGCCTACCGCCAAGCGCAGGCAAATAATAGCTTTCCAGATTTTGAAACGGAATCCACCGAAGAATTTGGAGAACGCCTAAAAGCAAAATGGCAAGAACTCAAAAGAGGTGCAAAATGACAATGGAATCCAAACGTGCCGTTATCTATGCCCGATATTCGAGCAGCCATCAGCGAGAAGAAAGTATTGAACGCCAGATTGAAATTTGCAATGACTATGCTACCGCACACAATATGCTCGTAATCGGCTCCTATGTAGACCGAAAGAAAACCGGAAAAACTGATACCCGGCCCGACTTCCAGCGAATGATTTACGAAAGCAGCAAGCATTTATTTGACATTGTTCTGGTCTGGCGTTATGACCGCTTTGCCAGAAACTTAGATGACCACGGCGCATATGAACGGCTGCTCCACCAAAACAGCGTTGACCTAATTTCGGCAACCGAAGAAATCCCCGAAGGAAGTCACAGCGCCATCATCAAAGCCGTTATCCTCGGCGGTAATGAATCCTACTCTGTCGAACTGGCAGCAAAAGTATCAGACGGAATGCACCGCGCAGCTATGCAGGGGCAGACTTCCGGCGGGCCGCGTGTTTTCGGTTATCGCGTTGTAGATAAACACTACGTTCTCGATGAGGGCGAAGCACAGGTTATCCGCCAAATCTTCACATGGTACGACCAAGGGAAATCCATGACGGAAATCGTAAATCAACTCAACGCGCAGGGCGCTGTCAATGCCGCCGGAAAGCCATTCATCATTTCAGTAATGCGCCGCATACTGACTAATAAAATGTATATCGGTATCCGTCTATACAAAGGGGAAGACATCGGCATTCGCGTCCCGGCTATCATTGACAAGGAACTTTTTGACCGCGTACAAATCCAAGTTGGAAAGAACAAATGCGCCCCCGCAAGAAACAAACCGCTAAACGACCAGTATCTACTTACGACCAAACTGTTCTGCGCGCAATGTGGCAGCACTATGTCCGGCATTTCCGGCATATCTAAAAACGGCAGCAAGTACCAATATTATTCCTGCACCAACCGTTCCAACAAAAAGGGCTGTACAAAGCGCTACATCGGCAAAGAAGTCCTTGAAACCGCTGTTGTCGATACCGTTAAAAAGGTACTGCTGGCAAACAATATCCCCGAACTGGCGAAAGCCGTTGTCAAATGCTGCAACGATGCACAGGATAACGGCAACTTGCTGAAACTTGAAAGCGAACTGCGCGAAGTGAACAAAGGCATCAATAATCTGCTTGACCTCATTGAAGCCGGGCGCAACTCGCAGGCAATGGCAGACCGCCTTGAACAGCGTGAACAGCAAAAGAAACTGTTGGAGCAAAACATCGCAAAAGAAAAAGTCCTCCATCGGATACCGACAGAGGACGAAGTAATTTTCTTTTTCAACAACTTTATTCAGGGCAACATTGATAGTCTGGAATACAACCGTTATCTGATTGACATTCTGGTAAACAGTATCTATCTTTCTGATGAAGAAGACGGCACACAAAAAATGACCGTCCTGCTAAATACGCAGAACGGTCAAGAAACTGTTACATTAAACGACCTTACACAGTGTTCGTCTAATGTTCATATGGTGCACCATCGGGGACTCGAACCCAGGACCCACTGATTAAGAGTCAGTTGCTCTACCAACTGAGCTAATGGTGCTTAATAAAGCAAACCCACGAACCGGGCTTTCCGCTCGGCCCGTGGGCTGCTTGCTTTTTAAGAGAAGCCGGCATCTACCTATTTTCACAGGCCGTTT